TGCGAAAGTATACAAATTCTGATATTCTGCCTCATTAGTTCCAGCAAGATATGATATAAAAGTTTCTGTTTCTTCCATAAAAATTCCTTTTATTATTTATAATTATTAAACTCTGAATTTTCGGTTATTTTTCTATTGGATGATCTGCTCTATATTCTTTAAGTGCATTCTTAGCGGTTGAACGGAACAATGCAGGAACATTATCATTAATCATCTGTTCATTTACGACAAGAGTTAATGTTCCTTGATCATCTTTATACTTATTGAAATATCCTTTAGCCATTGATTTATAAAGGAATGGAACATACTTGTCAATATCAGATTCTGTTAAAGTGATAAGGTCTGGATTTTGTTGAACCTTTGGTTTTGGTCGTTCTTTTACAGGTTCTGATTTTGGCTGTTCTTTTATAGGTTCTGGTTCTGGCTCTGGTTTTGAATGTTCTACTACTGGTATAGGTTCAGGTTTAGGTTGTTCTATTAATGCAGTTTGCTCCTGTGTGACAGGTTTATTATTTTCAGTAGAATTTTCATTGATATTATTTGCAACTCTTGTATCATGTCTTTCTTTAAGACCTTCCCAGTCTCTTTCATTAACGACACTTTGAGCAGCTTTACGCTCTGTTTCTGTATAACCAGCTTCATATGTTTTATCATAACGTGGTTTGCCGTTGTCAAGTTCGCCACGCATCATTCTATATGCGAGTTCATCAATTCTATCTTCACTGGATAACTTGGTTAAATCAACTGGATTATTTGTAGTTTTGTTACCTGTTGGAATTTCGCCAGTAGAATTAAATTCATTTTTAAGAGCTGTATTTTTATCTGCTTCTTTAAGTTTATTAACTTGTTGCTTTGCATTATTAATTTCTTTAGCTACAGCATCATTCTTTGCTTTTTTATCATTTAAAGACTTAGTTGTAGCACTTTCTTTTTTATCAAGTTCTGCTAATTGTGCTTCAAGTTTAGCAATATCATTTCTATCAGCATTAGCTTGTTTTCTAGCATTGGTTCTATCATTTAATGCACGATTTTCCCATTGTTCATTGGATTTAATTCTATCATCATATCCAGCAGTAGTTAATGCAGAACCAAGACCAAATAATGATTGTTCTTGTTGACGTTTTTCTTCTTCAGCTCTAAATTTTTCAGCAGAAGCCTCTTGGCGTTCTTGTTCAAATTTAGCGGCATTTGCTTCATTTTTAGCAAGACTATTTTTCTTATCTTCAAGTTGTTTTTGTAATTCTTCTCTTTGTTGTTTAATATTTTGTAATTCTTTTTGCTCTTTATCAAGGGATAAAGTTTTTGTCTTTTTAAGATTTTCAAGATTTGCTTCTGCATTTTTAAGATCTTCTTGAGCAGTAATATTTGGAGAACGCGACGGTGCATTTTGACCGCCTCTTGCTGCCATCATCGCTTCATATTGTGCAGTGGCAATTGGATTATCTACAGGTTCTACAACATGTGGAACTCTATCGAAATATTCCGTTTCTTTGACTTCTCTTTCTCCTCTGTAGTTTTCTTCAGTAGTTGCTTTAAAGCTTCTAAATGAAAATTTTAATGTCCATTTCGCAGTATCAGAAGAGGTATAATCAAGATTATATTTGCTATAGTCTACAAGTTTTAATTCTTGAAATGTATATACCAAAACTTGTTTTGTAAAAACATTATTATAGACATGTATTTTTATTTCTGGTATATAATCATTGAGTTTATATGTAAATGTTTCTTCATTAAATAATTTACTTAGAAATAAGGTAACTAAATTTTGTATGGATAATTCATTATTTCTATCATAATTTTCTATAAATTCTAATTCTAAATCGCTTAATGATTTGGGGTCCATGTAGATAAAACTTTTACCGTTATTGCCATATTCAAAGAAATCTTCTTTTGTCTTATATGTAGGTAAAGTTACAGAAGTACAACCTATCATTTCAATAGTATTGTTTTCAGGAACTAAAATACGTAATGCATATTTGTTCTTTTCTGTATCAAAGTCATTATCATTAAGTTTAATAGTTACAGAATAACTATCTGATAATTTAACAGTTTTGATAGTTGAGTATTTAAAAACATTGCATAAACCCATATGTTATTTATAAATAGTATATGGAATCAAATAATATAAAAAGCTATTTAAATAAGTTCTGGACACCTCAAAAATGTGGAAAAAACGGCAATCCGGAAGATTTTATATCGCAACATGATTTAATTTTAAGTAAAACATTAGTTGCAGAACCTTCAGATTTATTAGAACAATTAAATGAAAATGTGTTTAATTTTCAGAATTTTTCATTAATTCCATGGGTTGATTTTTTAAAGCGTGCAAATTTAGCGGAATATTTAAAACCAGAATATATACCTTTGGCATTAGATGTAACTACTAGCAGACCAGCAATTGGAAAGGGTGAATTTCTATTTGTCAGTTGTTTTTCTAATTTGGGATTTGCTAATGGAAATGGCGATATTGTTGATTTTAAAAGCGGTAAGAAATGCGAATTTAAAGGTTTACGTTCTACCTTGTCTGGTGAAAGTAATAAGTTTAGACAGATGAATAAATCTATAATTTATTCTATTTTTTCATTATTCGATACGGGCTCTTCGCATGACCATTTTAATCGTAAATGTGCAGAAGATATAGACGAATTATTGAAAACAAAACCAAGTTTAATAAATGAAGTATTAAAACGTTTACAGAATTTAAATCAACCAGATATTAGTATTATAAAACCATTCGCTGAATTATATAATATAAAACCGGATATTTTTAATGTCGTTGGTGCAATGCAATTATGTACATATTTAAAGGTACAAAATGCTCAATATATATTGTTTACCAATAATGAAGGTTTCTGCTGTTATGAAGCACCGAAATCTGCAGCAGATGCATATAGAATTGTTAATGCACTTAAATTATCCAGTTGGCAAACACATGATTACGGCATGACTATAGGATTATAATAATGGCAGAAGAAAACGAAATAATAGATCCGTCAAGCTATAGCAATTCTGCTCCGATGTTTTCGGTTAACACCGAAGTTGTATTGTTATATGGTGGTGATGATCCGAAGAAGACACTTAATATTCCAGTCGGTAAAATTCGTCGATTGGATGTTAAGGAAAGTTTTTTCACACGCTTACCACAATTAACAGTCGTATTGGGAGATCAAGGTAATTATTTCAATAATTACGGTTTTCAAATAGGTCATATTTTTTATGTAAGAATTACCCCAATTATTTCGAATAAGGATTTATTGCCGAAACCATATGTATGGGCCAAGTTCGTTATTCAGTCTATAGAATATACTACAGACATGGATAGAAATAATTATATCTATACATTTAATTGTGTTTATGAAGCTGAAAAATATTTAAATGATATATGTGTTTGGCCACGTGTTGACATTGATATGACAAATGTAAATAGAAAATATACAAGTGAAGAATTATTACAGCTTGTTGTTCCTATGGGAGGTTTATCATTTGTTTCAGATTTGGAATCATCACCAGATGATAGTATGGCATGGTTAAATGCATCATTGACCTATAGTGAATTTGTAGATAAAATTGTAAAACATGCATGGATAGATGATGAAGATATGCCGCTTTTATATGTTGATAAAGAAGGAACGGCACATTATAATTCGATTAATAATTTGTGTAAGCAGGCAAGTAAAGCTGTATATATCCCAACAGCATTATATAATAAAAAATATTTAGATACGTCTAATAATCCAAATAAGAAACCAAGCGGTTATAGAACATATACGGATATTGAATTTCATAATATTGGTTATATTCAAAACCAAGGCGGATATGGTGTAAAGTCAACAATTTATAATCCATTTAATGTTCTTGAATTAAATCCAATAGAATTTAAACCATTGGTTGCTAAAGATCCAACTTTATTAGCAAATACAACAATGAATGACAGTTGTATTAGATATAAAGATTTTCATGACAGTAAGTTACGTATTGGTAATATAAGTAATAAATCTCCAGGTCAAACGGATAATATGCGTTTTTTAATGGCAAAAATGCATTTTAAAGATACACATCAATATTACGATTATGCGGAACAACACAATGAAAGTATAAAACGTGCATTTTTTCAACAGTTTGTTTTTATTACTGTAGATGTTCCAAATCAACCAGATTATGACTTTAATCCTAATCAAAAGATAATGCTTGGTGATAGAATTACCATTAGAACTGATAATTTAGGATATGAAGCATCTAAACAAACAGGTGATTATATAGTAACAGGTATAACCCATAATTTTTATTCATCAAGTAATTATACTATGTTAATTACAGCTGTAAGTGATGGTATTAATGGTATCAATGAAATGAAAAAACAAAAGTAAATATTAATAGTGAGATAATATGAATGGTACAGCTTTAGAAAATACAGAACAGTTATTACATAATGCATTAACGGACGTTACTAAAGGTTTTAATGCAGAGATTACTGATTCTTTTGAAAAAATGGGACCATCTGAAGATGGTCGTTGGACTGGTAAGGTTGTTGATAATGAAGACCCAGATAAATTGGGAAGGGTCAAGATTCTTGTTTTTGGATTTTATGATGAATTACCAAAATCTGCTTTACCATGGGCAGTTCCTGATATCAGTTATATTGGCGGAACTAATGGTAGCTTTATTATTCCTGAAGTAGGAACATTTGTCAGAGGATATTTCGACCAAGGTGATATTCAGAAACCAATTTATGATTCTGTAGCATTCAGTATGCAAACTGCATTAAATGCGGTAAAGAATCCGTCTATTATGAAGTTTGAAGATTATCCACATAAAATGGTTTTGATGGAAACTGATCAGGGGGATTATCTTACATTAAATCGTGCAGATGGTGAAACAAGATTTCATCATAGAACTGGTCTTGATATAACTGTTGGTGCAGATGGTTCTTTACATATTAATATTGGTGGTAAACTTAACCAACAAGGTAATATCAAAATTGAATGCCATGGTGATACTGAAATAAAAACAGAAGGAGAAACAAAAATTACATCAGAAATGGGTAATGTAACTGTTGACGCTAAAGCTGGTATGGTTATGCTTGGTAATAATCAATCTAAACAGTTTGTAAATAATATTCCTGTTTGTCCAATTACTGGTATGCCGCATTTTACTGGTAATAAAAATGTTTTGTGTTAATTTTTAAGGTATAAATATTATATGTTAGATTTAGATAAAAATTCAGATTATCTTTGGTTGCAAACTGGTCATAAACAAGGTGAATATTATGACTTGAATTCTGAAATTAACCAAGGTGAATTATGGAATAAATTGGCACTTGACCAGATGATTGAAATGGTATTGGTTACAGAACCACAAGAACGTTTATTTAATTTAGCGTTTGGATCTCCAGTTTATCAGATTTTATTTGAAAACTTTACACACCTTGATACTATTGTCGATACTATATTTGATGTAATAGAATATTGGGTTCCAATTAAAATTAACCGTTCTACCGCAAAAATTGAAGCTGATCCAGATAATCATGCATTAATATTTAATATTCCTTATGTTTCTAATAATGGCGATATTGTAGGTGTTTTTGGACGAAAGATTACAAAATAGGTAGCAAATGGCAGATGAAGCTAAATTTACACATTTTAATGGTCCGACTTATGAGCATGATAAATCATTAGGTTTATCACGATTCTTATTGACTACCTATGATGAAAATAATGGACCTATTCAACTTAAAGGATTATTATCAGAATTACCTGAATTTAGCTTTACCATAAATTATGAAAAAGGTCCAGGTTCTGAATGGCAAGATACAATCGCTAATTTTATGGCTAATGACATGATTGCATCATTTAATGCAATTGGCGCAAAGTCGCAGAGTTTTAAGAATATTATAAATGCTGGAACTTGGACAAAAATGGTTTATAACGGATATTCTACACCGTCTATTCCATTAAAGTTTAGAATATATACTAGTGATCCTATGGGTCAAAGCAGTGCATCAGAATGGTTGGCAAAGCTTAAACAATATGCCACTTTAAATGCCGGAAATCAGTTTTCTATAAAGAATGCCGGTATGAATATATTGACGTCATTACTCAATGCATATAATACTGGTATGAATACTGGTGTAGCTGCAAATAATATTGCTGAAATTTATTTTGATAATAAAAATAATAATACCGCTGATAAATCACAGACTGATGATAAGGCAGAAAAAGCATTCGCTACATCAAATAAAGTTGTTGCACAGAAATGTGATATAAACAGATTATTTTCTAATGCAATGGATAAGGCAAATTCATTAATTGCAGCAAATAATGATGAATCTATACAGAATTATTCTATTCAAGAATTAAGTATCAGTCATGATATAAAGAATGATTGGATTGGCAATAATCATAATGAACCACTATATTTGAATTATAAAATTATTGCAAATAGAAATGTATATGAAGAATATAAAATTGAAGTAGGAAATCAAATAAGTACGGATTATTGGGGTGATGTAAATCCAAATGATATTAATTTAGACATAAATGCTATAATTTCTAAATTAAAAGAACTTGTTGAACATGATAGAAAATTAGGCGATATAATATTTACCAGTAAATTCTTTGATGATTTGACAGAAATTTCACAAAGACAATATGATAATAAAGCTAAAGATGATAATGACGATAAGCTTAGAAAAATATTAACAGAAATCGCAAAGTTAGCCAATGACAGTATTGTTGGTAAATATGGTCAATATAGAGTTTTCCAGACAATGAATGCTACAAATAGCTTAGGTGAAAAGTTATGGCATTTAAATATATATGATAATGTTATTTTCAAGCAGAATAGACCATTAGTTGTATATGTTTCTGAATGGTCAGTTAAACCGTCTGATGAAATTGTTGGTGAAGAACCAGTTTATTATGATTTTGAAGTTAATTGTGTATTAGACCAAGTTTACTCCCGCGAAACCTGGATTAGTCATTTGGCTGAAAATGATAAACAACTTTTAGACCATAATAAGTGAATTAATTTCAGCATTAGTAAGAACTTGCTGAGTAGTTAATCCCAAATTGAAGTCTACATAAATTGGATTATTATTATCGGTAACATTTATCGCTGGTTTAAATGACCAGGATTTAATTAACCATGGTGTAAGTGAATTTCTTATAAATCCTTCAATATTAAAAGCTAATATTGGACAACCACCTACATCGACATCTGACATATTTCCCAAATTTTCAAAATATTCCAATATATCACCAATAGCACTAGTTAATTCATTTACTGTTTTTGGTTCATATTGTATACTTTCATTATTTTGATTATTCTCATTTAATTTTTTATGCATATATGCATCTAGATCGGCTTTTACCGAATTTAGATTATTATTTGAATTTTGTAAAGCATCATAAAAGTTTTCAAATTTTTCTTTTAATTCTTCACCTTTCTTTTCAGCTTGATCTAATGCAGAACCAAAGTATTCCATTGAATTTTTTAATGTATAACTTTTTGGTGTTGTTGCAAATATGAGAAAACGAATAATATCGTTATAATTTGTTGTATTATAATAATTTGATACAAATGGATATGCTCTAAATTTTATATTTACAGTTAATGGTGAGGCTTCTTTTGGAAATTGCTGCGTCCAACCATCAGTAATTACTGGCGGTCTGTAATTAGAGTTTTGCATACCAAACATTTTGATATATTTGTTATTACTAAACTTTTTAACCTTTTCACTAATATTAGCGACTGGAGAATCTCCAATAGTAGTAGAATAATTAATTTGAGGTAATTCTTCTACAATTCCTTGTATCTGACGTAAATCTCTAACTTTATCATCATAAAAGGAAAATGCATCAAATGCAGCATGTTCTTCATCAACGAGATTACTTGATATGCGTAAACCAAACGTATGTCTTCTGGTATACGGCGAATCTTTAGTATCTATAGTATTAGAACCAGGTGATTGATTATAGTATTGGACTAATGCCATATTAGTTTACCTCATGGGTTTGTGGTAAAAATGGATTC